CTTATAGGTAAACCGCTAAAAGCGTTCCAAACCCAGAACCACGATGCGCATATCGCTACCCATTCGGCGTTTATTCAAGACCCGAATATTCAAAAGAATGGTGTTGCTGTACAAGTTCTAATGGCGCATATGCAAGAACACTTAGGTATGAAGTATCGCCAACAAGTTGAACAAATACTTGGCGCACCACTACCACAAGAAGGTCAAATTATGTCGCCACAGCAAGAAGCACTCTTGGCTCAAGCGACAGCCCAAGCTACTCAGCAAATTAGCCAAATGGCGCAACAGGCCGCAGGAACAGGGCAATTTGATCCGATTGTTAAACTTAAAGAACAGGAGCTACAGATACAGCAAGCTGAAGTACAGCGTAAAGCTATGGCTGATCAACAAAAAGCTCAACTTGATGCGGCTAAACTGCAACAAGACGCTCAACTTAAACGCGAAGAAATTATGTCTGATGAAGATATTGCCGCCCTTCGTGCTAATGTAACTCTCGCTACAAGGAGAAATTAAAATGGCTAACGATCAAAAACTTCGTGATTATTTTTATGAAAGCAAATTTGACGACTTCATGTCTTTTGATGAATTTAAAGAAAAAGTCGGCGATCGGGATATTGTAGAAGTTGAATCTTCTGAAATGGAGGTTGATCGTCGCTCTGCAGGAGGCTCAAGAATGACCGATAAACAAAAGAAATTTGCTGCTTTAGCGGAACCAAAAGACGAAATTACCTTTGCAGATAGAATCGTAGGTGCTACAAACAAAAATAATAAAGTAAGAAAAGCTAAACACGGCGCATACGGTGGTGGAGATTATGGCGGTGACGAAGTAATGGCGTCTGGTTCATGTAAAGGTACTGGTGCGGCGATTAGAGGTACAAAATTTATCGGGGTACGATAATGGATCTAATCACCTATTTATTAGGTAAAATCGAGAAAAGACAAGCAGAAATTAGTGAAACGCTAATGTCTAATGGTGTTGCTGATTTCCAGCAGTACCAATTTTATATGGGTCAAGTTTCTGCTCTTGGCGATATAGAACAAGTTTTAACTGAAACCCGTAATCGTATGGAGACTGCTGACGATGACTAAAAGGTTATTCGTTCCTGACCACATAATCGAGGAACGCCGAGCCGCTAAAGAAGCGGAATCGCAAAAGAAAAAAGATTTATTAAATCCTTCTACTTTTGCCTTACCTAATGAAGTAGACGAAAAAGCCTCTGCGCTTGATCGTCTTCCGAAACCTACAGGTTGGCGTATCCTTATTCTACCTTATGTGTTGCCTCAAACAACAAAAGGCGGTGTTATTATTTCTGATGAAACGCGAGAGCGTAATCAGTTAGCAACGACCGTTGGTTATGTTGTAAGTCTTGGACCTGACGCTTATAAAGATGAAGCGAAATTTCCTGATGGTCCTTGGTGTAAAGAAGGCGACTGGGTAATGTTTGGTCGCTATGCTGGTTCTCGTTTTAAAATTGACGGTGCTGAGCCCCGTCTTCTTAACGACGATGAAGTATTAGCTGTTATCAAAGACCCTCGTGATATTGTAGCAATTTAGGAGTTATAAATGACTGAAGAAAACGATCAAATCGAAGATCAAGAAATTGATATTGAAGTAGAGGAAGAAGAACAAGAACAAGAAGCAAAAGCTAGTTCTGACGATTCCTCTGAAGATAATGAACATGAACAGTATTCTGAAGGTGTAAAAAAGCGTATTGACCGTTTAACGTATAAGATGCGTGAAGCGGAGAGACGCGAACAAGCGGCTTTAGACTTTGCTAAAAAACTTAAAGAAGAAAACGAAAAACTTAACAAAAGTTATAATGAGGCAGGTTCTGCACTTATTTCAGAATCTTCTGGTCGAGTTAAAAGCCAATTAGCGGAAGCTAAACGTGCTGTTAAACTCGCTTACGAAGAAGGTGACTCTGAAGCTCTTGCGAATGCACAAGAGCTTGTCGCTAGACTTAGTGTAGAAAATGACCGTATTTCTCGTGAGGAAGCTCAGTACAAGAAAAAACTTGAAGAGCAACCAAAAGAAGAGATTTTCGTTCCTCAGAATCAAAATCAACAGCAACAACAACCAGTTAACCCTGACCCCCGTGCACAACGCTGGGCAGAAGAAAACGAATGGTTTGGAAAAGATGAAGCTATGACCTTTACAGCTTTTTCAATTCATCGTAAACTGATTGAGGAAGAAGGATACGATCCTTCTTCAAATGATTATTACGCAGAGATTGATAGTCGTATGCGTAATGAATTCCCTCATAAGTTTGAGGGCTCAACTTCTGGGAAACGGAGACCCGCCCAAACCGTTACCCCAGCAACGCGCAATATTAAAACTGGGCGCAAGACAGTTCGTTTGACTCAAAGTCAAGTGGCTATCGCTAAAAAACTAGGTGTTCCACTCGAGGAATACGCGAAACACGTGAAGGAGGCTTAAATCATGTCTGATATTAACAAGAGGACTCCACGTGCCGCCGAAACCCGCTCAAGGCAAGAGCGCAGAAAACCTTGGAAACCAGCTTCTTCCCTAGAAGCACCGACGCCACCTGAAGGCTATAAATTCAGATGGGTACGAACAGAAGTTCGAGGTCAGGAAGACCGTAAGAATGTTTCTGGTCGAATCCGTGAAGGATATGAACCTGTTCGCGCAGAAGATTATCCCGACTTCGATGCACCTACTATCGACGATGGTAAGCATGCAGGAGTTATCGGTGTTGGTGGGCTGATGTTGACGAAGGTGCCAGAAGAGATCGCTGAAAGTCGTTCTGAGTATTTTGAACAGCAAACTGCTGATCAAATGACAGCGGTAGACAACGATCTGATGAAGGAACAACACCCTTCCATGCCGATTTCTAAAGAACGGCAATCTCGTGTAACCTTTGGTGGTCCGAACACTAAGTAGGCCACTTTATTTTAACTTTTGTGATAAGGAGTAAGTCCCCATGGCAAATAACGACGCCGCTTTTGGTCTTAAACCTGTTCGTCACTTGGGTGGAGTAGCTAACTTCACCACTAACGAATATGTAATTGCGTCTGGTGCAACTGGTCCAATCTACTACGGCTCTCCAGTAATTATGGACGGCTCTAGTGGTGGCGACATTATCGTTGCAGCAACTGGTGCTACAGATATCGTTGGTGTGTTTGGTGGTTGTTCTTATACCGATCCGACGACTGGTAAACCAACTTGGAGCAATTATTATCCTGGCAGCATTGCTGCTTCAGATATCGTTGCTCAAATCTATGACGATCCAAAAATCGTTTTTGAAATTCAGTCTGCTGGTACTGCAACGCAAGCCGATGTAGGTGCTAACGCTGATATGACCACAATCGACTCTGGTAGCTCAACTACTGGTAAGTCTTCTGCCGAAATCTCTGGTACGACGGCTGCTGCTACTGCCCAGCTTCGTATTATTGGTCTTTCAAAAGATCCCGATAATAGTGATACGTCAGCCGCTAACGGCAACGTGTATGTTCTAATTAACGAACATGCGTACACTCAAACCACTGGCACCAAGTAAGGGAGGGTTAAATGCCTATTTCACGTGCACAACTCGCCAAAGAACTTGAGCCAGGTCTCAATGCCCTCTTTGGCCTAGAGTATGGTCGTTACGAAAACGAACATGCTGAAATCTTCGAAACCGAATCTTCTGATCGTGCATTCGAAGAAGAGGTGATGCTTACTGGATTCGGTAGCGCACCTGTAAAAAATGAAGGTGGCGCGGTCAACTTTGATGACGCACAAGAGTCATTCACTGCTCGCTACACCCACGAAACTATTGCTTTGGCTTTCTCTATTACGGAAGAAGCTGTTGAAGATAACTTGTATGACCGTTTGGCATCTCGTTATACCAAAGCACTAGCTCGTTCTATGGCTCACACAAAGCAAGTTAAGGCCGCTAACGTCCTTAACAACGCCTTCAACTCCAGCTTTACTGGTGGGGACGGTGTAGAGCTTTGCGCAACTAACCACCCACTTTCTGGTGGTGGCACATTTGCTAACGAGCCATCAACTGCTGCTGACCTTAACGAAACATCTTTAGAAGATGCTTTAATTAGCATTTCTGGTTTCGTTGACGAACGTGGTCTAAAAATCGCCCTGCGCGGTATGAAGTTAATTATTCCTCCAGCACTACAGTTTGTTGCTGAACGTCTAATGGCTTCTAACCTCCGTGTTGGCACCGCTGACAACGATATTAACGCTCTTCGTAGCTCAGGTATGTTGCCAGACGGTTATGTTATCAACCACTTCTTGACCGATACAGATGCGTTCTTCATTAAGACTGACGCACCAAACGGCTTCAAGCATTTCGAACGTGCACCTGTCCGTACTCAAATGGAAGGTGACTTCGATACAGGTAACATGCGCTTTAAAGCTCGTGAGCGTTACAGCTTTGGATTCTCTGATCCACGTGCTGTATTTGGTTCCCCAGGAGCCTAAATAACAACGCCCATAGTTTTGTCTCTGGGTTTAAAAGGGTGGCTTTTCAGTCACCCTTTTTTCGTATATAGTTGGTTAACCTTGACTGCAATCATGCAGACATTAGCCACGACAAGGAGATAGACATGGCTACTACAACTTTTTCTGGTCCAATTAAAGCTGGATCAATTCGCGAAGGCTCATCTGCTAATGTAGGCTTCGTTCTTATGGCACAAAGCACTAATGTTGTTTTTGGAGCCGACGGGACAACAACGGTTGTTGCTACCGTTCCTGCAAATAGCCAAATTTTCCAGATCACTGTAGACGTAACCACAGCATTTAACGCGGCTACGACTAATACTTTTGATATTGGTGATGGCTCAACTGCTGACCAATACGCAGAC